GCTTGAGTGTAGTAAGTGAGTTTTCGATATACCACTTACCAGTTGGACCTTGGAAACCGTGATTCCAAAGTTGTGCCCACGGCATATCTTCGCCTTGTGGAGCAGGGAGGAAGCGAATAACAGCGTAGCCGTTACCTGCTTGGTCTACTGTAGGCTTCCACTCATTGTCATCCCCTCGATTATTTTGCTGAGGGGTATCAAGTTTTTCAACTTCTTTCATAAGTGAGTCGAAGTTGCCACGGGCCTTGCGTAGATCAGATAGTGAATTAAACGACATATGATTTCTCCTTGTATGCGTTGTATAGTTGTATTGCGTTATATAGCGTTGTATTATAACTCATTACCGTAAATTTCATTCAATTTGCCTTCGTATTTTAGTCTAATACTTTCTTTGTCAAAACGAACAAAGGGTTTGTATTTACTAATTAGAAGACAAACATCTTCTAATACAAAGTCATCATAATAACTATCAGTGTACGGTATCAATTTTTCCAACATAACTAATGTTTCTAAATTGATATCTCGACTCATATACATTCTAAAAATTAACGGATGAGCTCCTTCTCTTACACCAGACTTTAGATCATCTTTCTCCATACGAAATAGAATATTATCTAAGTCTGTACTGAAATTATACAACATTTTCTGCTTAGTTGTCAACCATTTTTTGTGAGTTTCTAGTAATTGTGCATCAAAGATGCCGCCCCACTTATCCCCACTAACAAAGTTAGCAACTAGTATGTCGATAATTTCAGATCTTTTAAAGTCCCTTGCCAACTTACGAAAAGACAATATATCTTTTCGCTTTAGGAAAGTTTCTTTCTTTGCACGAACAGCCCCTTTAGTTTCGGTGATGTCGTAACTCTTTGTAGTAAAGTGTAGTTTTAGTGCCATGTACACTTTGTAAACTTCAAATGGATCCATATTAAAAAGGTAGTTTATTTGCTTTCACCTTAAGTAAATTTAAGTCTTGTGCTTCTGCTTCTATCTTGTCTTTAAGACTCGTACTAAGAAGTTTATTCACGCTTTCAATTTCAATGTCATTTGAAACACAATAATCTATCAGAATGTCCATACATGTAGATTTTGTATGAACCGCTCGCCTTTCAATGTGCTGAGAAAATTCTGATGGCGTATTAAACTTTTTTGTGATAATATATACGTCTGTTAGTTTATCTGAGTTTGCCATAAATTCGTTTACTACTCTAATTGTCAATCGTGTTCTCCTTCAACCAGTTATCAATGTAACTGAAGACATCATTAGGACATTCTATGTAAGGCTTTTTGCAAATCGTTGTTTGCGCTTCGCCCGGTTTATCAAAACTATGAACGATTGAGGTGTTAAATGCTTGAGCAATTGATAGTATAGTCTTAGGATCACCTTTGCCGAAATGTACTTCTTCGTGGTGATCTGAATCTACTAACAACTGCAATATGCCTTGTACCACATCATCTACATGAGTAAAATCTCTCTCTTTACTTCCGTTGCCAAAAATAGTCAGAGGATTTCCTTTCAAATAATCTTTCTTAAACTTTCGTATTACTGTGCTGTATGGACCGTAGTCTGCTTCACCTGGACCATACACATTGTAAAAGAACATTTTCATGTACTTCAGATCATACAACTCTTTATACAATTCCAATATTCCTTCACACGCTGCCTTACTCCAAGTATACGGATTGACTGAATCTTTATACTGTGTACTTGAGGATGTTGCAAAGAACAAATATGTGTGCCAATGTCTTGCCCAATCAGCGACAGCAGTTGTTGTAGTTATGTTATTATCTATAGTGTCTCTAGGCTCTTCAAGCGAGCGTCTAACACGAGGACTATTTGCTAAATGCATAATTGCTAATGGTCGTGTAATCTTTTCCGTTAGCTTACAAGTAGAAACATCTTCAAAAAAGTATTCTACGTTAGGTCTATCGATGACATACTTGCCTTGACGCATATCATCAACTACATAAACATGAAATCCAATCTCAGATAGTCTATCTACAAGGTGTGAGCCGATAAATCCACAACCACCAGTTACTACAATTTTTGCTTCTATTTCGTCAGTCATAATACCATTATACACTATTGAGACTAGATGTCAAGTTTTCTATAAAAGATGTGTGAATCTATCTTTGTTGTTTTGTTAAATGCTAATCGCCAATCTGGCTTAACATGGTCTGCGTGATAATATTCAGCGCCGCCTGTGTTGTCTATGTGTTTGCCAAGAATAACTTCACTAGCTAGGCGATAGAGATTTTCATATTCTCTAGTGTTTCGAATAGAGTCAGACTTGCCGTCACAATACCAACTAAACTGGCACTTGTTTCTAATAGGCACAAGTCGATCTCTTTTCTCTTTCCACCATGACGAATACTGCGCTTGATATACGACTGAACATATGTCGTTTGGAAATGACTCGCTTTCAACTCGATTGAGTGTAACAAAAGCTACTGCCTTCTTACCTTCAAACGATTCACCACGAGCTTCAAAATATATGTTGGTTGCTAAACAATGAGTCTCTCGCTGTGCTATTTCATAAAACGAGGGACTTCTTTCTACTTCTACTACCACGGGTACTTCTTCTGTAGGGACTTCATCAGTTTCATTATAAGCGAACATACTTACTGCTGTTAGTGTAACTACTGCGACTAACATAGCAAGCGTATCTTCTACTATGTACATGATTGTCTTCCTTTAGTTTAGGCCCGTTAGGGTGGTGCCCATACCCTTAAACTACTTAGTGCTTACCACCAGAATTACTTACAAAGGCATTCATTTCTTTACATAAATCTTGAATGCCTTCAAAGGTAGGATACTGCGGTAAAGCAGGATACTCAACAGTCTCGCCTGCGTCTTTTAACGCAAAGTATCTGTTTGTGAGTCGATCCACTTCAGCATGATACTCTTCTACGAGTAGGTTTTTTGCTTCCATAAGCATGTTGAATCTTAGTTCATACGGATTTGACATATCTATCTCCTTGTGTGTGTTGTGTGTCAAAAATGGGCCCATTTGATTATAAGGCGGTACCCATACCTCATCTAACCTATGCGGCTAGAGCAAATGCTTCATCGTTGGCATTTATAGTTTTGTTGCATTTAAGGTAGCTTCCGCACCTATTCTCCATAAGCCTTCAGTCGTCTGTCGAATCTAAAACGCCCCCATATGCTTTATTGGTGGAGGCGAGGGGAGTTGCACCCCTGTCCAAACTTCCTATCTCTTACTTCAACGAATTCTAAAAATTAAATAATTGAGTGAACAACTTGCCATTGTATCGCATTGTGACATATTCACCACGCTCTTCTTGAACTTGCACATCACGGCAAATGTTTCTGTGTTCAATTCTGCCGTTGTTTTGTGCTCGTGTTCTGCCCACGTTAGCACCAGTAATAGCTCCGACTACAGTAGCAATCTTCTTGCCAGAACCGCCACCAATCTCGTTACCAATAGCTGCTCCGATAACACCGCCTACTATAGATGCGCCTGTTGTGTTTTCGACATATACTTCTCGGGTCTCACACTCCTGACGAGTTACCATAACATAGTAAGGTCGCTTTGACACTATCTCAATCTGAGCAAATGCGATTGATGGTACTAATGCTGCTATAAAAAGTAATGTTCTCATGTGTTTCTCCTAGTCGTACTCGCCGTTTAAAAACATTCTCTTACTTTCTAAGAGATAATCAGTGTAGTTATCACGCTTCTCGATAAATACTTGAGGCTCTTCCCCGTCCACTGCTATAAGGACAACTGTTCTATTTATAGGAATTCCAGTTAGCTCCTCGTACATAACAGCGTATGCGGCGCACTGAGCAAAGTAATTAGATATACCCTCATGCTTTTTAAGTCTGCGAGATGTCTTGAAGTCTATCACAGACAACTTACCATCAAACTCTCCAATGCAATCACATTGACCAGCCATGCCTAAATGATTGCTGTACAAAAAAGGCTCTACAAAGTGAATATTATCAATTCTCTCAACAATCGGTCTAAACTTCTTCCAAGTGTCCAAGTCTAACGGACTAAGATCAGGAAGGTCTTTGTTGAGAAGATAGTCTTCACACAACTTGTGAATTCTAGTGCCTCTAGTAGAGGCTTTTCTAGAAACTCTATCTGCTTCCTCTGCCCCTACTCGTTTACGCCATTCAAATATTGCTTTTTTATTTCTTACTGACAAAACTGATGTTACTGAAGGATATTTTTCTCCTTCTTCATTTACATACACTCTTTTGCCATCGATATTTTTCCTTGACAAAGAAGGCAACTTTGGCAAATCAATATGTGTAAAATTTTTCATAATATTCCATAATTTCTTCTGGGCACCATCTGCTTATTTATTTTAAAAGAGAAACAGAACTCTTCGCTGTCCCGACCAGTACAAGTTTATTGTCATTACGAGACATATTATATATAACAATTTGGT